CAGCGCGCCTAAGAGCTGGGCCCTGACAAGTACCGTTGTATCAACTGGGCGTACGTGTCCGGCACCTGATCAGAATAACGAGTGCAAGACGTGCCGCGCATGCTGGGACCAGTCAATACCAAATATAGCATATGGCAAACACTAGATACACGTTCTTATACCGGTCCGCGGACGGGCACCTGATGCGCCCTGAAAGCTTCTTGAATATAAACAAGGGGCGCACGCTGAGCAAGAGCCAGCTGCGCATGCTGGGCATTACAAAAGTAAAATTAAAAGAGATCAAACAATATGGAAAACACTAAACAAGAAATGATAGACGCGATCCGGGCCCTCCTGGACGCTAACGAAAATAACCCGTATTGCGACGAGCACTGGCTAGCGGACCTGATCCGCGATCAGCTTGAATAGGGAACGGGCGCAAGCAACAAGCGTCAAGCTTCAAGCTTCAAGCAGCAAGCAAGCCTCAAGCCCTGACCAAGCTTCAAGCGGCAAGCGCCAAGCTTCAAGCGACAAGCCACAAGCAGCAAGCTCCTGGATCGCGGCCCCTGGATAAAGTATCGGGCACCGTTGATCGTGGGTCGTGGCTAAGATATACGTGTTTGTAGGATGCTTGATATGGAAGGCAATTTGGTGTGGTGAGAAAGATAATTTTTTAGCTTTTGTTAGCTTTAATTCTACAGTAAAAAAACCACGCTTTTCAGTATATCCAACAAGATCAGGAAAGCCAAAACTGGCCCAAGACTCTACTCTTGTCCATGTAATATTAGGTGTATGTTTCTTAACTTTTTGCCAGAGTCTAGACTCATTTTTCATGCTAAATTATTCGACTAGAATAACGCAACGATACTTCTCTGCAGCATTAATTAATTTGTTTTCAAGCAACTTAATTTCTTTAATATTAAATTCTTTTTGCATAGGGTTTCTACCATCAGGCAGCACCAACATAACACCAGCGTTTGCACCTTCGTGGCTCTTACAGAAATTCTGCAGTATTTGCACAACCATTTTAGTATTATAATTAAGATAGCCTGTTTTTAATTGTTTCTCTGTTGGGTTAGATAAGTCTATTTTTTTCATCTTTTCTTTCCTTGCCCTCTGTATTTTTTGTGGCTTCTACGTTTATGTTTATTTTTGGGACGTGAGCGTATGCTATTCCCTATTGATGTCCGCTTTTTTGGACCAGGAGTGTGCTCTTGATATGATTTAGCTTTCCTCATCGACGAGTGTGTAGTCTCCTTTTATCAATACTTCATTCTCTTGATATATCTTTTTCATCTTAGCTTCTAAGTCTTCGATAGACATATCCTCTAGTTTACCTGTTCTAATTATTTTCTGTTCGATGTATAATCCTGCTGCTTTGCCTCGCGCAACCTCCGCATTTGTAGCTGCCGAGAAAGCTCCCTTTGCAAGAGCTTCTTGGCGTATACGACCGAGTTCTGTGATGTGACGTTCAAAGCTAACCTCATACTTTTTCTGTATTTCTGATCTGAGCTCTCCGATGTATTTGACGACGAGGGGACTAAAGTTTGGGTCACGTAATCTTGAAGCCGTGACATGACACGACCCTTCAGCATAGCCAGCTTCTTTAGCACATTCTGTAGGTGTTTTACGTCCCTCATTGTATACCAATAATTCTGCAAACTTTTTTTGTTGTTCTGATAATTTTTTGGGTAATCCCATTGCTAATGTATACTAAATTTAGCTTTTGTTAGCAATAGTTTTATTCTATGATTTTTTTGATTTTAAGTCGGCCCATGTCTTCAAAGACTACGGCCTCTACTTCCTTACAGCTCATGTATATTCCTTCTTGCTCCTCTCCTATATTACGAGAGATAATTCGTTTCTGTTTCAAACAGTCAGAAAGTCCGTCAGTTGGCACCATTTCTACGGTTGAACCGTTTTGTATCATGAGTATTGCAAATACAATTTTAATGGTTTCCATTTTGTTTAGACTCCAAATCTATTAATCTTTCTTCGTGGAATTGTATAACCATGTCATTCTTTAGTATCATAGGTATCTCTGACTCCATCTGTTCTTTTAGTTTGTCTACATTCTCGCCAAGGTACTCGACCAACATGTAGAGCTCTTGGACTTGTGGACTGACCATGCCGCCTTTGGGCACTGAATCAATAAAGTTATTAGCAGCTTCTAAATCTTTTTCCATAAGTTGTAATGTAGTTTCGATACTATTTAAGCGTTCAACCACTGTGAAATAAGAGGTCGTGCCAATCGCCACGGCTGCCAGGATAGCCAAAAGGTTTTTAAATGGTAAAGAGACGGTCGTGTCTTCCGAGAGCTTCATTATAATAACGGGTTATCTAATGACGCTTTTAGTTCGTCTATCTTTGCATCTAAAAAATCTATTGCTGCTTGATTAACAGATGTGTCTGATTTTAACGACTCAACAACTTGCGATAACGCTCTTAGTTCTTGCATAACTTCTTTGTCGCCTTTTATAATACGGTCATGTGTATCTGTAAGATCAACTGTTTCGTTAACTGTAAACTCTTTGTTTTCTATTGCTGATAGTCTTGTATTAAATTCACCCCATGCATAAAAACCACCACCGATAGCTCCAACAACGCCAACGAGTGCTGCATAGCTAGATAGTTTATTGATTAGATCTGGCATTTATTTTCTCCATTAGTTTCCTGTATGCATCTGACGTCTTTTTCTTTGCTTCTATCATTTTTATTTGATGCTGTACTAAAGGATCAGTGCCTACAATATTTGCCTGTGTAGCATATATTGTTTTGTCATAACTAGCAAGACTGGCCTGCAAGAAGAATGCAGGGTTGCCGCCTGGTAATTGACGTGTGTCAAACAGCTCAGAATTTGTATCAAAATAACTAGAAATATCAGCTTGTTTTGCTGTCATTTCACGAGACACAACTTCATTAATTACATCGAGCGTTAAACTAACTCGTTGCATTTCGTTTGATACTTTGCTTTGTATGGCCTTTTCTATAGCGGCAACTTTAATATCTAAATCAACTTCCACATCTGCGTCAGATTCTTGAGCTGGCTCCTCGACAACTTCTTCTTGTTCGGCAATCTCTGTTGTCGGTGCTGGTTCGTCTGTAATAACCTCTTCGCTATTGGGTTGCTCTGCAGCTTTTTCATCTATAAGTTCCTCTTCAATTGTTTCTTCTATGTTTTCTTCTTCTACCATAGCCACCTCCTCTACTGGCTCCGGCTCTGATTCAGGTTCTGTTTCTACAAAAAATTCTTCATAAACTTCTTCAATAAATTCTTCTTGCATCTCTTCTGAAAATTCTCCTACAAACATTTCCTCCTCCATAACTATATCATCTATAACCGCCTCCTCTACCAGAGGCAGGTCTTCAAATAGTTCTACATCCATGTCCATATCTGTTTCAGGAACGTATGCCAATTCAATGTCTTCGTAATAGTTATCTTGATAGTAGTCGTCTTCAAAAAAAAATGTGTCAACGACCATATAGTCATCCTCTATATCAAATTCTTCTTCAAAGTATTCGTCGTTAAATTCATAATCTATTTCTATTGGTATGGGTTCTGGGTCAAAAAAGTCATCAGGTATGTCGTAAATAATAGTATCAATGTCCTCTATAATATCTTCAACAATATCTATCTCGTCTTGCCCAGGACACGTAGGTGGGTTTTTTTGCCAACAATATTCAACTGTTGTCACAGTTGTTGCTGACAGTGCAGTGTAGTCTATGGTTAATGTTGGGTCTTTTACATCTACACCTGCATGACCACCGTTGTAGTTTTTATTACCTTGTATATTAAAACTAAAACCTGCTGTAAGTGTGCCGTGTGTCATGTCTGGGTCAGCATTCATAATCAAAGTGTTGCCATAATTATTAAACTGATAGTTGTGATTTGTTGTGTCTTCGAATGTTGTGCTTTGTGTTGTGGTGTCAACACCATTAGATGCTATTTGATACATTGTGACCGTTGACTCAGTTGGATTCCACCATCGTATGTCAGCGTTAAAGTTAGAAGTAAAACCTAATCTTAATTCTTCTATTGATACATAGTCTTCTGATTTAATTGTAGTCTCTGCATACGCACCATCTTTACCTGTAAGGTAAATATTCTCATTTAGATCTGATGAGTCTGGAAACATAGAACCATTCCATGTACCATCAATAAAGTCTTGTGATATTAAATTATCTGTAGTGATAGGGTTGCCTGTTGTTACAGTAGTAATTGTAGTTGTGTCACCTACATTAGGAGTGTCTGGTATAACTACAACGTCAGTCTTGGCTACCGAGGATAACAGCGTTGCCGTTACCGTCAACAATACTAGGTTCTTCATTTAACTCCTCCAAGATTTTGTTATCTACTTTTTCCATATATCGTAATGACGCTACGTATTCTTCATAGTCTGGTCTTTCTTTGTCATATTTATTCCACTCTTCTAATGCGTCATCACCAATCTTACCGTTGAATGGACAAGGTGTACCAGCATGGGCCATGGCTGAGAAAACTCTGCTGTCTTGACAGAGTATAGATACAGCTGCAACTTTCATGTTAAAATCAAATAATAATTTAGATAGTTTCATACGTTCACAATTCATATCACGTTTTGTAATACCAAGGCTTGCACCTATTAGTGGTTTTTGCAAACCTGCAGATACACCTACAGTGCAAAGATCTTGTGACATTGCGGAGATACCTGGCGCAGATGCAGAGGGTACAGTACGTTGATCACCTGTGTAAGAGTTGTTATTGTTTGTTGTGGTGTTGTTTGTAGTTGTATTAGAAGATGAGCCGTCTTGATAGTTTGTTGTAGCCTCACTGTGATAACCACCAGTGATTGCTGTGTTACTAGCTGATGATCCTGATGTAGATTGTGTGTTGGTTGTTGCGCCAGCGCCTGTAACGTCTGCCATTGCAGAGTCCATTAACTTTCCAAAACCAAATAAAAAACCGCATAACACAACTACTATTATTAATATACCTTTCATAAAACTCCCCCAAGTTCTAATTTTTTATGAGTGCACTAACACCTCCAGCGACGCCGTGCCTGTCTAATCCTTGAATTAGGATCGTTTCTAGTTTTTGCTGATGATCTTTTTAGCTGACCAGCCGAGCGCGCGCAATATGATTTACGTCTCTTTGCAGCTTTACTACCAGGCTTAACTTTACCAGTGACAGCTGTTTTTAATTTACTTCCGGGGTTTGCACGTCTATAGGCTGCAACACCTTTACGTGTCATACCTGCACCAGCTTTGGTCTTGCGATAGTTCGCACCTTTACCAGTTGTGGTCTTCGGTATGTTCCCCCTGCTGGTAGCCATTAGCTACTCTTTTTCTTTTTCTTCTTAACTGGTTTCTTTGCAGTTTTAGCAGATGCTTTTAAAGCTTTGTCAG